ACTTAGAGAGTACGCCTACGCCCGTGAGATAGCCAAGCGGTTGCAGTGTGCCTTGTGCCATGAACTCGGAGCGGGTCACGTTTTTCTCCTGACCCCTGAGACAAACGACATTAGCCTGAAAGAACGCTGTCAGAGGGCGAACAACCTCTGTAAGGCTCACGGGGCTTCAAACGCCCTGTTGGTCTCAATTCACAACAATGCGGCGGGGGCTGATGGCAAATGGCATGAAGCCCGTGGTTGGTCGGCACACGTCTCTCTGAACGCCTCTCAGAAGAGTAAGACGCTCGCAACGTGTCTTGCTCAGGCGGCTGAGGAAAACGGGCTGAGAGTGAGGAAATACACGCCACAGCAGCCGTTCGTCACTCAGAACCTCGCCATCTGCCGTGACACGATCTGCCCCGCCGTCTTGACTGAGAACCTATTTCAGGACAACAAGGCTGACGTGGACTTTCTTCTGAGCGAGGAGGGCAAGGCTCTCATCACAAAAGTTCATGTGGAGGGTATTCTGTCATACATCAAAAGCGTGAAGAAATGACAAAGAAACTGTTCATCTTATTGGCGGCGGTCTCACTTATGTGGGGCTGCTGCCCTTGCCGAAACCTGATAAGGGAAACAGCCCGTCAGGACAGCACCCGTGTTGAGGTCAGGACAAAGACTGTTCTCGTTCCTGATACCGTGTTTGTTGAGATACCCGCTCAGACAGCCGAGCGCACAACCCGTGACAGCGTTTCACACCTTGAAAACGACTACGCCACCTCTGACGCTCGTATCAACCCTGATGGCTCTCTGTATCACGACCTCAGGACAAAGGCTCAGAAGAAAGCCGTAGAGACCGACAAGAAGATTGAGACCCGTGACAGCTTGGTTTACCGAGACAGATACCTGAAAGTCAAAGAAAAGGTTTCTGTTCCACGTGACCTGACAAAGTTTCAGAAATGTGAAATCTTCGGTTTTTGGTTCTTGTTAGCTGTTATCTGTTTGTTTGTGTATCTGAAACGACTACAAAAGAGGCTGAGAACGCTGAAAATGATTAAGAAGTAACCTTAAATTAGCAGACAATACTTATAGTCTGCTAATTTAAGGATTCTTGCCATGATGTTTGTCTTATTTACTATTTGTCGTATCACGTGTCCCTCTTCCTTCGCCTTCCTCTATGGTTTCCTCTATCGCATTGCCTACGTCTGGGGCTTTGCGCTTGATGAGGGCGATGATAAAGCGTTTGACGGAGAAGGAACATTTCAGCCCGTGAATGGAGCATACGTGCCCTACGATGGAGTCAATCTCCCATATCATCCCCAGGCCAAGCCCGACGGCCGCTGTCTGCGTGTGGGTCGCCCAGTTCAGGGGCTCGAAGATGCCCAGCCCGAGGAGCGAGCCGAGCAGGAGGTACGACAGGTAGTCGACCGCCTTGTTGCAGGTTCTTCGCCCCGCACGTGAGAATCGGAAGTGCTCATTGTTTTTCAGCGAGTCCGACACCCCGAACCAGAAGTCTGCCAGTATGAGGGCGAGCACGAGCGCGAGCATCCATCTGAGGTCGTACAGTGCCCTGAGAGCCTCGGCTGTCATGCCCGTGTGGTGTTCGACTGCATCCATGCCAGTTATCGTTATGAGGAAGCCAGTGGCCGCCTTTGATGCTATGCTTGTTGTCATGTCTGTTGTTAGTTGGTATAGTTTTGTGGTGTGTCCTGTCTTTACTTGTAGCCTCTCTTCATCTGCGCCGCCAGGGACGAGGCCGTCTCCATGAACCGCCAGCAGGCGTTTACCTTGTCATAGATGAACATATATGACCTGCGTCCGCCGGGGGTAATCGATGTCATTTCCGTGCCGTCAAGGTAGATAATCTTGCTTGCCTTTATCGTGGCGGTGTCTTCCTCGAGATATTGCAGACCGTCGGTAGTGCCTGTTATCCTGCTCCAGAGGCATGAGAAAAACCAGAACACCTGCCCGTCCTCGCAGTCCGTGGGCAACGTGATGGTGATGTCCTTCTGCATTACCATTATCACGGTGTCCATTGCCGAGAGGGTCTGTGAGGTCGAAACCCTGCGCACGTGCAGGCGGAAGCCCGTTATCGTCCCTTTCTCCAGGTACATGGCGTGGTTGCCCGTCCGCTCCGAGGTATACATGTCCGTCTCTGCCCCGCCCGATGCCGACAGCATCAGGGCTACCGCCCCGTTCGTCTTGGTCTCTGCCGTGTTCTCTACTAATATGTTTTGCCCTATGAGCTGTTCGTCATTGCTCCCCGTGCATGTTCTGCTGATGTATGCGGGCACTTGGTAGCCAAGTATGGTCGACATTGAGGAAACTCCGAAGCTGGCGTAGGTCTTATTCGTCGAGGAGCCGCTTGTCTCGGTCTCCGTGAACGCCACCCCGTCCCTGTCAAGCATGAACGAGGTGTTGCCGTTCACAAGCTGCATGTAGGACTCATAAATCTTAAAGCCGCCAATCTTCCCGTCGTTGGCGTTGATAGTCCCAGTAACCTCGGCATTGGAGGCAAGCATCTTTCCCGTCTCGTCTACGCGGAATGGAGCGTCACCAGGTGTTTTCGCCCCTGCCCAGAACCGAATCCCGGATGCGCCCGTGCCGTAGCCGGACATGCCCGCGGTGACCGTGCCGTCCTCCTTCTGTATGGCTATCTGGTTGCCGCTGAGAAAAGTTATCTTTGCGTCATCGGCAAGCAAGAGGGCGGTATATATGGCCCCCACGTTGGACATCTCCTCCCATGGTGAGCCGTCGGTGGTGGGGGCGTTGTCAGCCGTGGAGGTGTGTGAAGACTTGCACTTGAAGAACCGCCAGCCCGTCGCCACGCCAGTGTCGCGCACGCCCACGATGTCAATGTAGCGCACCCTGTCTTCGGTTACGCCCTCCTCGTTGAGGTACTGCTGCCCTTTGACCCACTCCGAACGCCGCATCACGCAGCCCTGCAGCCCCTGTTTGCCGTCCTGCCCGTTCTGCCCGTTCTGTCCGTCTTTGACCACGTTGAGAGTCTTTTGGTAGCTCTTGCCTTGGTAGACGCATTCCACGGTGGCTTGCTGAACGGTGACGGGGGAGGGAAGTGCCCAGCCGAACACTTTCATGTCATCACCTCCTGCCACCGTACCTATGCTCACCGTGGGGGCAGCATCAAGGGCGAGAGCTTCAGTACCACCCTGTCCCTGTTCCCTGAATACAAGGTATGTGGCTACGGCCTTTGGCTTCCCGTCAGCGTTAACGGCTATGGTGTCGCCGAACTGTGGCAGGTATATCTCATACGCTACCCCGTCCTTGCCTGGCTGTGCAGCCCTTTTCAGGGTTATGCTGCCCGTCATTCTCTGTGCCATACCCCGTCCCCCATGCTAACTTATGGTGCATGATACGAAGTCCACAAGGTCTTCGAAATCCTTTACCTTCGCCCATATATCCTTTGTCACCTCGACAGGATTCTTGCCGGAGATGGTGCCACAGTCGGTGTCAAGACTTGAAGAGCGGAACTCGTGGGTCCATGCGCTTTGGGCGGGCTGTGGGTCCACCAACGTTGTTTCCTTGCCCGACGCGAACTTGTAGAGCAGCCCCTGCACCTTCATCGTGCTGCTGCCATCCCACTCTGCCGGGCTGTCGTCAGTGAGGGAGACCACCACGTCGACATCGTCCTTCACGTCGGTTATGGCTATGGCGTCGCTTGCCAGCACGGTGGCTGACGATGCGCTTGAATACCAACGAGCGTATATAATTCCCACTCCCTGCACGTTATCGGAGGTGACGGTGATGGTGTCGCCCGTCTCGCCTATCTGCGTCTTGCCGTCCTCTCCGAACCACTTCACTACGCCCGTGTTGCTGACGTTGCCGTCGGTGAGCCTTGTGGCCTGCAGCTTCACTGTGTCATCATCGCCCGTGATGATGGTGTCGTTGCCATCCTCGTTGACGAGCGATATGAGTATGACGTTGGCCGAGTTTCCAAGGGTCATTATGCGCAGTTCAATGCTGCCCGTAACGGTGTAGTTCGCCCCACCGGCCTCTCCGTGGGCGGTAAAGGTTAGGGTGTCGGTGGCGGTGTTGTCCGCCGATGCCACGTTCTTCACCACCTTTAGCTCATGGGTGCTGGGGTTGTAGGCGAACGCTCCGTTGGCGTTGGTGCTTGTCGCCCAGCCGTCTGCTGCGGGGTCACCGAACGTGAGCAGGGTGTCGTTGTACTTCCACTCTCCCGACGTTATCTTCACCGCCGTGCCATCGCTTGATGTGACCGTGGGTGTGGCAACGGGTTGATTCTCCACCGTCGTAAAGTCTGGCACCGCAGTGCCTGACGAACTATTCCATCCCTGGAAGAACGGCTTTCCTAATGCGTTGACCGAGAGGAATACCACCCTGCCTGTCTTTAGCCTCTTTAGTACGAGGCTCCCTGATACTTTTGTCTGTTCTGCCATAGTGTTACTGATTTACTGGTTTGTTAATGTTATTAATTGCCTTCTTGGTGGCTGCCGCGCTTTCATATATAGTGCCCCCAATGGCTCTCGCCCTTCTGGCGAGCATTCCTCCGAGCGCACCGTTTTGCTCTACCTCACGTTCGTTGAGCACCATCCACCCCTTTACGGTGACATGCAGCGACGGGTTGAACCCTGCCGCCTGTGCCTTCTTCTCATCTGCTAATATGTATTTCATCTACTTGAATATTAGTATTCTATTTAATTGAATATCAGCTCATTGCCATCAGCGCCAGTCAGCACGTTACCGTCAGCGTCGGTCAACTGTGAATGCGGCTGCTTGTAGTCGTAGTCTATGTATAGCTCAGCCCATGCGTCAGATGGTGACGTGCCTATCACAAGGTCATCAAGGCTGTAATCCACACGGCTTCCCATGCCGAGAAAGTGCTCTGTCTCGAACGCCGTGTCAGCATACCATTTCATGTTAAGATACAGCTCCGGGCTGTCAAGGTTCTTGTCACGCAGTCTTACCACCGCCTTGTCCCACCGTTCTGTCTGTCCCTCCAGCAGGTCGCCTCCGTTGGTCGGCTGTGCCGTCACCGCCTGTACGCGGCGTGACACGCTGAACAGCGTCTTGCGGGCTACCGTGCGGTCTCCCTCTGTAACCTCGGCATAGTACGTCGCTCCCTGGGGGACTGTGCGCAGGTCTATGGTCAGTGCCGTGGGGCTGAGTGCGACAAGTTCATCCTCGCCCACAGTCAGTTCCTTGCGTGTGGCGAGGTCTGTGCGGTAGAGCCGCACTGTCACGTCCTTGGTTACGGTATCCTTGCCCTTGCGTATGACTATGGGCACTGTGCGCAGGTACTCATTGCCGTCCTTAGCGGTAGTCGGCGTAAGCTGCGTATCTATGCCGTGACTGTGCAGGTAATCATAAAGATAGAGAAGGTCCTTGGTGATGTCGTAGGGCAGTATGCTGCCCACCCCGCTCTCCAGAACCCATGTGTCACCAGCCACGCTCTGCGTGACGAGCACCGCGTCATCCGACCTCATGGCAATGTTCTGTCCCGTGCGCGTGTCGGGTAACACGCACGAGAAGTAGAACGCATGCCTCTCGCCGTCTGGGAAGTTGCGTTTGATGAGCAGCGTCCCCTTGTCCGTGCCGGTCTGTACAATCTCATAATGCCCGTTCCATGCGGCGAGGGTGGTGATGTCCGTGCCGTCCACGAACCACTTCATCTGAGCGATGAGTGCACGGGTGTCCTTATTGGCCCACGACCCGTCCGATGCCGATGATGACACTTCGGGGCGCAGCCCGCAGGGGGTGAGAGTACGGTCAGGCTCATACTCCCCGTCACGGAACAGCTGTGTCATTGGCGAGAGCGGCGTTGAGCACGAGAGCACGCAGCTCACCGTCAGCGGCGCATACCCGCGCCTTGAATATTGTCTTTGACTTCTCATGATTCTAATTCTTAATTCTTTGTCCTTGATTCATAATCGTGGGTGTCGCGGGAATTGGGGCGAGAATGCCCCATTCACTCACTCCGCGTCACTCCAGGCACTCACACCTTTTCCACGTACAATCCCACGAGGGCGGACAATGGGTTGTACACCGGCTGTCCCGTGTCACGGGTACAGTGATAGATCACGCCATCCTGCGAGTAGTACTTGTCTTTGAATAGTTCCATGTTGTTGTCATACGGGATGGGATCGTCCTTCGTGCCCTTCGCACTCTCCACTATCTCCGTGTACAGGCTCTCCGTGCCCTTTCCCGGTGCATGCTCCGCGGCTACGGTGTGAGCCTGAACGACCTTCCACAGTTTGCCACCGTACTGCATCCTATCCCCCTTGGCGACGGCCTTGCCGATGAGCGTGCTCCACTGCGGATAGACCGACTTCACCTGCAATGCGTCAGCGTCAGCCACGGTCATGGTGTTTGCCATCAGGCTCAGCAGACGGGCGATGTCGGTCAGCTTTGGCGTGGGGGATGCCGTTTGCGACACCTCAGAGCTTTCGCCGAACCACTCCTTCACCATACGCTTGGTGTCTGCCACGAAGGCGAGGTAGTCGGTGTATTCCGACACCACGTCATCACTGACGGGCAGACCTTGCTGATAGGAGTTAAACTTGTTGATAAGGGCGGTCTCCTCGTCCTGCGTGTAGCTCTCGCGTATCAGTGCCGAGATTACCTTGCCCGATGTAAGCGGAGGCCACACTATCGTCTCCTCGCACTGCCACTGTGTGCGTGTCTGCTCTTCATCGTCCTGCCCCGTGTGGACAGTGACTTCCTGAATGTTCCAGCGGTAGCGCATGCTTCCGTTGCCCACTGCCTCCCGTGAGGAGGGCTTCTTGTCATAAAATGCTTTCATAATTCTCTTTTTTAATGATTGATTTTAAAAGGTGTCTTGAATTACTGTGTTTCGCCCAGCCCAGCCATGGGCAGATTGCCCGCTTGTAGGCCTTTACATTCAACGGCTTCTCCCGTTTGTTCAGACGTGCGACCTCACGGCAGAAGTTCCGTTTTATTGACTTGCGCATCAGCTTCTGTTCCCGGAAGAACTTGTAACCGACATAATCAAGCGCACGCCCGTGTCTGTCATAACGGTTCTTCGCCACGGGGAATATCTGATAGTTGCCTTTTATCTTCAAGGACAGCCCGTCTTCAATCTTGCCCCGTATTTGTCTCAGAACCTCACGCAGAACGGCTTTGCTTTCCGCATAGAAAGTTATATCGTCAGCGTATTCAGTACATTCAATGCGGGGCTTCTCTGTCTGTCTCAGAGCCTCTTTCACAAGTTCTGCGAGCTGTTCGTTTACCCAGTGCATGAAATAACACAAACAGAGATTGGCGAGGTATTGGCTCAGATAATTGCCTATCGGAAGCCCGTGAGCGTCCTCAGGGTCATTCAGAGCCTTGCCAGCCTCCGTGAGCGGTCTTCCCAAATCATCCATTGATGCGCTGTCGATGATTTCGTCAAGAAGCCACAAGAGGTTTCTATCCTTAATCTTTCTTCGGATAAGGCTTTTCAGAACCCTGTGGCGGATTGAGGGGTAGAACTTCTTGATGTCAATTTTCAGACAGAAGAGCGGTCTTCCCTCAAAACTCTTGATTATCCTGTCAACCCTACGGGCGCAGCCCTCAATACCACGACCCTTGATGCAAGAATACGTGTTGTAAGTGAAGAGCCGCACCCACAGCGGTTCAAGAACGTTCATAACAGCGTGGTGGACGATACGGTCAGGATAGTACGGAAGACGATAGATAATTCTTTCTTTCGGCTCGTAGATTGTGAACACGTCATACGCCGAGGTCTTGAAAGTCTTTGTCAGCAAGGCTTCATGCAAAGCCATCAAATTCTTTTCACGGTTCTTGTCGTGAACCTTGACCCCGTATGTGTTTGTCTTCCCCTGTCTCGCTTTTTCATCGGCGAGGCGGAGATTGTCTAACGAGATTATCTTGTCGTATAAGTTGTCAATACGCTTCATGTTTCTTTGCTTTCTTATTTTGAGTTTTCGGTAGCCAATACAACAGGCGTTCCTACCAACACATTTCAGGTTTCAGAAGTTTTTTACCAAGTGGTACGGTTGCCGCCCTTAATATCTTTGTCAGGCTTTGACACCTGATGAAAATATTCAAAAGCATAGGTGAGAACCGATGTTCGTATTCGTATTCGAGGGGGTGTTATTCGAGTTCGCATAGGCGAAGCCCGCATTCGCACTGTTATTCGCATTACCGCCAAACAAAACCCCACGGGAGCGACCAACCTTAAATTCGTTCTTTCTTGATGTCTCTTTATTCAAACCAATAACGGTTGCCATTGCCTCTCAGCGTGACACGGCGGGGGAAGGCGTTGCGCTTCTTGATTTCCTGGCAGACGTAGAGAATGTCGGCTGAGCCCGTGAAGAACTTCCTGGCTTCGTCCTCCTTACTGTCGCGCTCAGGCTTTATCTTGACGAGTGTCTGTCCCTTAGTCCCTTTTGACTTCGAGAACCTCGTAGGCACGTCTTCAATGAAGTCTGTGACCCAGAATGTCGAGTTGACAATCTTGCTCTGTCTTGTCTCATCACAGTTGAACGAGCGGTTGTTCTCGTCCCTTGGTATGTTGAGG